GCTGATGGGTATTTATTTTCATCAGCTGCCCCAGCCGTTGGCCCCAAGAGGAAATCCAGCTTTTTGTTCTCTGTCGGATAACATCAACCACCAGATCTCCGTCTGTTTCCTGCATATAAACTGTTGCCAGCTTAGGAATCTCTGTTTGGAGCATATCAGCGGCGGCTTCCTGAACCTGCTCCGCAATATCGTCTCCATCAAGCATCTCAGAAACTTTCTTTTGTGCCACCTCCCAGTCAGAATCCTGCGCCGCCTCCAACGCCTCCACAAAATCATCCGTCTGATTCTGAAGAATCTCCGCTATCTCTTCCTGTACGGCATTGATTGTTTTGACCGAATCTTCCGCCTCAGCATACCCTTCATCAGCCAGCACATCCGACAACTCATCATCGGCTTTTGCAAGATACTGGTCTATAGCTTCTATGATTCCGTCAGCATTTGATATGAGAGCTTTTGCAATTACCCGGTAATATTTTAACTGCCCTGGCATGTCACTCACCCTCTTTCTCTCGATACCCCTTCAATGCTTTCCGGATTTCCAGCATAATAGGAACGATGTCCGCATCAGCAACGGCCGCTTTCTGGATTTGCCCGTCAAGCTGCTCGATCTCTCCGTCCGTGGCTACTCTCTTTGCCCTCTGCGGCTCTCTCTTTTGACCTGTAGGCTCGTTATTCTGCACCGATAGGCTTCCCCATGATTCAGCCGTTAAACCCGCCTGCTGGCTTTGTGAGAGTGTTTTTGTATAGGCAAGCGGAACGTCACCCCAATCCCCTTCATAGTCCTCGCATCCGTCCTTCCCCAGGACTTCATAAGTCAGGGATTTGGCGGTATTGGGCGTCAGGCCGCCAGCCCGTTCCGTGATATTCAGCATCTTCTGAATATCATCCGGATTTGTGATGTCCGGCTCGTCAAACTGCGCCTCCACATACTTAAAACGATAGCCATTCAGCAGTTTTTGATTAACCACCCACGCCAAGGACGTCCTTTCTGGCTGAAATACCTGTTTTTCAGTAACCTCCATTGCTGTCTGAGCCGTAGCCCTGTTAAAATCCGTAGTATATCCTACATACAAATCTGGAAGAAGAAATGCCGACTGTGTTTTCTTTCTTCCATTCTCCTGATACTCCTGAAATAGTTCATCCTTTTGCAGAATAGCGGCAAGATCCTTGATTTCTACTTCTGGCTGTTTCTGATCCGTAAATGCGGCCGTGGTCCCTACGGTGTCCGTTTCCAATACCAAAAAGGAATGCTGTCCGACTTCTCCTTCAATGCCGTTCATATACGCTTGTAGTTTGGTAAATGCCGAATCTGTAAGCGTTCCACCCTTGACCAATATCATAAGCGGCGTATGCCTCCCATGCCGGAAATAATTATTATTTAAAACCTCTGCCCTTCGGTTCCCGTCCACGGTAAGCACTTGCCCGATCCAGCGGACTTCTCCGTATGGCATACTTCCAATGCGGAATTCGATAATCTCATTGGCCTGGTCATCTATGTCGATAGGAGCATCAGCCTCTCCTATGTACTCACCATTTCTCTTATCCATGATACGGGGATCTCCAAACTCCTTGAAGTACACCGTCTTACCGCCTACATTCTGCCGGAACTTGCGAAATTTCTTTTTTCTGTTGATTGCTGTCCCCTTGTAAAAATACTCGATATCCACATATGGCCGAAGCGGATATGTCATATCAACGGACGGCGTATCGATAATGAACTGCAGCTCCACGACCTCCTGTGCCTGATTCCTGATAACCTCGCAATAGGATATTCCATACGTTTCCCGGTCACGGATAACATTTTCAAATACCTCTTTTGTCTGCATATCCATATTGAGAAGCGCTATGATCTGCTTCAGCGCATCCCATTCCGCTTTCATCTCCGGCGTTTCTGTATCATAATCTTCTGCGTATCTCACAGAAATACCAAAACCGGCAATATTGCTCTTATATGCTCTGATGCACTGAGGCAAAATCGTGGAATTATCAACCAGAATTTTCAGGCCGCGCATATCAATGGCATGTGGTATCCAGTCAGAAGCAGATATCTGTATGGACGGATCCAGCTGTTCGCCCTTATCCGACTTCTCCACCTTCTGCTGCTCATAAAATACTGTCGGTGTATCCATGCTGGAGGATTTTATTATTTTCACATCCACTCTTGGCGTAGGAGCTTTCTTTTCATCCATCAGCTCTTGCCTCCCTTCTTCTTATAATTCATTGGCAAACACACAAGCAGAATACAGTCCCCTTCATCCGGAGAGGAAAGCCCCCTGTCTTTCATATCCTGTTTGCTCTCTACTTTCTGTTTGGCATTACTCCCAAACTCAAATTTCCGGCAAGACAGCTGGCCGATAAGGTCACTGTCATCCGGCAAGATCACTTCTGGCACATGGGGACGCCCGAAATCATCATATGGCGCAATCAGATCCCTTACTACCCCCATCATATAGGTTGTCGAATCCGCATAATGCCGGTGCTTTATTGGCACTCCGAAATTCACTGCCAGAATAGCCATATCCCCAAACACTTCCGGGTCAGAACGTTTCCAGTTTCTCAGCTGATCAACAACACCGCCTCCGACACCGCCATCATCGACTTTCACGCCAATCTGTCCCTGGAACCTAAACCGCTGCTTCAATTCCTTATAGAGCCGCGCTATCATGCTGGCCGTCCAGGTGGTATCCTTCCCGTTGTACTTTTTATAGATTTGGACTACTTCATTTACCCGGTACCCTATGCAGGTTTTATCATCGCCAAACCGGGCCACGTCACAGCCTATCTCAATCAGCTCCACTCCGCTCACATCTACCGGCTGGAGATTCCCGGCGCCGTCCCGGTATTTTCCGAATGCTCTGGCTGTAGGCTCTGACATTTCGGTTTTGATACTCTGCTCCAGAAACGAGATAGGGATAAACACATCATCTTCCTGCTCTGGGAACTCCCCATATACACGGACACGGACCACATTGCTGCGCTCCCCATACTTTCGCTTCATGGCATCGATATTCTCTTTATTGGTACGCTTGCTATGCTCCGCATTTACCGTATGACAGCGATACAAGGCCCTGTCTGCAGTATGGCTTTCATAAAACGTGCCGCTGGTCTTTGTCGGATTGCCCATCAGCAGAAGTTTGTTATTGGCTCCAGCCAGAGTACCGGTAATTGCCTCCATAATCGGATCTGCTACGCCCGATGCCTCATCCACAATGAAGAGCATATTGTCCTCATGGAATCCCTGCATATTCTCCGGCTTGGTCGCTGTCCTTGCCACCGCAAACCAGCGTTTTTCATATCCAATCATGTAAACGTATGTTTTGGTCCATTTAAGGAGCATTGGGAGTAGCGGAGAATTATTCATCCACTTATCAACCTCAGACCACAATACATCGTGAAGCTGCTGCTTTGTAGGGGCCGTGGCCACAATGCGCGGATACGGAAAGCAAACCAGGAACCAAAGAAGCAGTGCCGCTTCCTCACCGGTTTTCCCGACACCTTGCCCTGATTTGACTGACACTCTCGGATAATCCCTCAAATCATAGGCCACCTCGATCTGCCAATCATCCGGTTCAAACAGCAATACCTCGCGCATAAATAAAACCGGATCGCCTCGCCACAGCGGGATGCTTTCATCAAGGAATTCTTCAAGCCATTTTTCATTTTTCATCCCGCTGCCTCCTTGCCTCTAAAACTTTTTGGGCCCAGGTCTTCACAATATCATTGCCAGCCTCTTCATTCTCCAGCTTTTGGCTCTCCGTCCTGAGTCTTGACAGTGCCTCTATAGCCTTTGTCTTTGCCCTCTGCACTTTGGTTAATTCAGCCTCCAGGGTCATTATGCTGCTCATGACAGCTTCCGTGTGCGTGACGCTGGTTTCTGTCACCTTCTTATATTTTCCAGCACCGGCACTCTCTCCATCAAAATCTGTCACATCCTCCACCTTTTTGGTCTTGGATGCCGCTTTTACGGAAAGCCCATGGTTCTCCGCTTCCAGCTCCCGATAGTGCTTGATCCTCTGCATCAGGCGGCGCTCCCGTATGGAGAACATTTGCAGCTGCATAAGCAGGTGTTCTTCCTCGGAATCCCCCATACTTTCAATCATGCCCAGTTCTTCATCGTCCAGGGTATCCCAGTATACCTTGGAATAGGCTCCATGTGTTTCTGCGTTTTTATTTCTTTTAGGGGTAGATGGGGCATGGCCAGCAGCATTCTTATTCCCTCTCGGCGCTCCTTTTGGTTTCCGAGCGTTCGCTTTCTTTTTATCCGAGCGTTCGGTTTCTTTTTTTTTACTCTGTTCGCTTTTATTTCCATCCCATTTTTGGGTAGATTTCCATCTGCGGACAGTGCTGTCCGGTACGCCGATTTTCTTCGCAATATCAACCAGTTTCATCCCATCCTGGTATAGCCTTTCTGCTTCAATACTGCTTGGGCTTCTTGCTCTTGCCATTCATCACCACCTCGCTATTTGTTTTGTTTTCATAAAAACAGAGGGAGGCAATGCACTCCCTCGTTGTTGTGTCATACGGATACCGATTGATTTAACATTAAATCTTCGTTATAAACTCCGCTTTAGAGAACCCCTGATCCGGCTTGATCATCATTTTCAGAAAGTCTTCTTTGGAAAACTCTGAAAGCCGGAAGATTTCCTCCGGCCTCATTCCCAGCTGCTTCCCAATTTCTTCCACGGATTTCCCCTCTGCCATCAGCTCCTTTACGATTGCTTTCATGGGTCCCAGCAGATGCGTACCTCTCGCCCTGTTATGGGTAACAGTTCCATAGATATTCCCGGCCTTATCCTTATGCTCCACAATTACCACCGGCACTTTCCCGTCCAGCATGGAAACCAGAGGCTCTTCTCCGGCAACCGTCCATCTGTGGAATCCGTCAATAATCGTGAAATCCGGCCTTACCACAATCGGCAGGGTCCAGCCATTGGCAAGTATGGATTGCTTCAGCAGTGCCAGGTTCTGTTTTGATACTTTGTTTGGGTTGTAGTCGTTCGGTTTCACACTCCCCCTGTCTACCCATCGGAGCGTTGACAGAGGGCCAGAAATCTTATTGTCCATTCGGCAGCCCCTCCTTTTTCTTGGCTTCTGTGATATATTTTCCATAGATCCTCTGGTATAGCGCCCGGAACGAACGCAGCTTCGGATCGCCCGATATAAGCCCTTCATAAATCGCCTTGCAGTCCTTATTGTCCGCAATAGCAGAAACACTCATAAAAAAGTTTCGGTATCGGTTGGCCACATATCGCTTATGCTCCGTCCGAAAATTCCCATCCATGTCAGAGAACAGCTCCAGAAGCGCCGCCTTGTAATCCTTTTCAGCGCTCCCCTTTTCATTCTGCTTTCTGGCTGTGGTAGTGCTGCCGAACATCTCACTGTCCCAATA